AGCTTCGATGAATAAGAAACAATACCTAAACTACCTACATAAGTACAGGGCGCATCGAAGGTCAAAAGACTGGGTGCGCTCTTGGCTTTTTACGGCTGATCACACTTGTCCTTATTTTCAGTTTATAAGACTAAACCCTGAAGAATGAAGAGACTTTATAAGGTTATAGGCTTAATTTGGATATATGTTATTAACCGAGTGTATAGGAATGTCGACTGACTGGCTAAATAAAGTGGCCAAACATCACAAGTACTTTGTAAATGTGGTTGAAGGATTCGGTGAAAAGTTCTATGCTGAAGATATAGTTCAAGAAATGTATCTACGACTTCATAGGTACACTACATGGGATAAGATAGTAAAAGACGGAGAGGTAAATAAAGGCTTTGTATGGTTTGTTCTAAGAAATATTTATGTAGATTTCTGTAAGCAAAAGAGCAAAATAAATAAATGTGATTTAAACGAAGCTATTTATGTTTTCGATGACAACCAAGAAAAAAACGAAGCGTTAGCAAAGAACACTATAGACAATAAAGTAGAGCAAGAAATAAACAGATGGCATTGGTACGATAAGATGCTATTTGAATTATACCGAGATTCAGGAATGTCTATGCGTGAACTAGAAGCAGAAACTAAGATTAGTCTGACGTCTATATTTCACACTATAAAGCATTGTAAGCAGCGTTTAAAAGAATCAATAGGCGAAGACTACCAAGACTACATGAATGGCGATTATGAGTTATTATAACATGGATAACGAATACTACAGCAAACAAGAAGCTAGAGAACTAATAGCTTATTTACGCAGGGAGATAGAGAATATACTTCGTGAGCATAATGAGTTATTAGATAAACACGAAGCCTTACAAGAAGAATTTAACCAGTTAAAAGAAAGATATATTAACTTAGCACGATGAAGACAATAAGAGCGTATTTAGAAAACCAAAAGGAGTTAGCCTACGTTGGGTATGCAAACAGCCTACAGAAAGAAAGTGTAAATTTATTAGATAGTAAGCATTTTTTAGAAAGAATAGTACATTTAGAATTATTGATAAAAGAATTGAACAATGGAAAAGAAAAGAGGGAGAAAGCGTAAGATAGTAACGGAGGTTACGGAAATAGTAAAAGACGAAGCCAAGGAGTTAGTACAAGACGTAAAGAAAGAAGTTTCTGAAGGTCTAGGCGATACGTTAGAGAAAGTGTTTAAAGCTACAGGAATAGATAAAGTTGCTAAATGGGTATTAGGAGAGGACTGCGGATGTGATAAACGCAAGGAGAAGCTAAATCAAATGTTCCCTTACAGAAAGATTAACTGCCTAACGGAAGACGAACACGGAATCCTTGAAACATTCTTTAATAAAAAAACGGCAGAGATAGCACCAAGCGATCAACACGCCTTACTTCAAGTTTACAATAGGGTGCTTAATGTAAAACAACAGCCAACCTCATGTGGTTCATGTTGGAGAGATATAGTAATGCAGTTAAGAAAAATATATAACGAGTACGACGATGCCAATTCCTAAGCCAAGCGGATCAGAAACGGAGAAAGAATTTATTAGACGCTGCATGGCTGATGATAAAATGGTTTCTGAATATGAAGATATAGATCAACGTTTTGCGGTGTGTAGAAGTTCTTATGAGCAGTTGCAAGGTGAAAAACACGAACAGGGAAAGGATAACAAGTGACTACTATATAGTATTCATTAATCCTGAACTACACAAGAAAGCATGGAACGCTTTAAAGCTATTGCTTCATATAGCAGAAGCTCACTATGTACTTTACCATGATTACGAAATAAGCCTTATGGAGCTTCACCCGGTAGACGAAGACGAATTCTACGACTATAATTACAATCCTAACTAAACACGAATAACAATGGGAAGACCTAATAAGATACACAGCCCAGAGCATCTATGGGAGTTATTCCAAGCGTATAAGAAAAACACGAAAGAAAATCCTTTTATTGTAAAAGACTACGTAGGCAAAGACGCCGAAATGGTATATAGAGAGAAAGAAAGACCTCTAACAATAGAAGGCTTCGAAAACTATTGTGCAGATGAAGGTATAATTCAAGACTTGTCTAATTACTTTGCAAATTCGAGGGGAAGATATAAACGCTTTTCAACCATCTGCTCACGTATACGTAGAGAAGTGCGTACTGATCAAATAGAAGGAGGCATGGCAGGTATGTATAATCCATCTATCACGCAGCGTCTAAATAACCTTGTAGAGAAGACACAGACTACAATAGTAGAACAGCCGTTGTTTAACCTGGAATCAGAGGAAGACGAAGAAACCGAAGATACAGAATAGGAATCCAATAATTAAATTCAGTGTTTATGGGATACTACCCCCGTAATTTTTAAGACTAAAACAACCATAGGAATACAATAATGTTTAAAGTAACTACATCAATTAGGAAGATTCTCGCCCTGAAGAATCGTATTAAGATTATACAGGGTGGAACTTCCGCTCTTTAGTCCCCTCTGAAGATAGTAGGAGGGGACGACCATGCAGGTAAGACGTTCGGTATTCTACCGATACTCATAGACAAAGCAGCAAGACACTCAGGACTTGAGGTAAGTATAGTTGCTGAAACTATCCCACACTTACGTAGGGGTGCTTTAAAAGACTTTCTAAAGATAATGAAGTGGACAGGTCGCTATAATGACGAACACTTCAATAAGTCTCTTTTACGTTATGAATTTGGAAACGGAAGTGTAATAGAGTTTTTTAGTGCTGATGATTCATCTAAGCTACGTGGTGCTAGACGTGACGTGCTTTACATAAACGAGTGCAACAACGTGACATTCGAATCTTACAATGAATTAGCAATACGTACAAAAAAAGAGGTTTATTTGGACTTTAACCCTGCAAATGAGTTTTGGGTGCATACGGAACTGAAAGACGAACCGGACAGCGACTTCATAATTCTAACTTACTTAGACAATGAAGCGTTAGATCAATCCATAATAGACCAAATAGAAAAGAATAAGGAAAAGGCGGAGACAAGTTCTTACTGGCGTAATTGGTGGAATGTATATGGTCTAGGTTTAGTAGGTAGCTTAGAAGGTGTGGTATTTAATAATTGGAAAACCATAGACACTATACCAAAAGATGCAAGACTGATAGGTATAGGCTTAGACTTTGGTTATAGTGTTGACCCTACGGCAATAGTAGCTATATATACATACAACGGTTTACGAATTGTAAAGGAATTAGTTTACAGAAATGGAATGTTAAACACAGATATAGCAAGGGAACTGCCTAAAAATGTTGCTGTTTATGCTGATAGCTCTGAACCGAAAAGTATTGAAGAAATAAGAAGGCAAGGAATAACGATTAAAGGCGTTACAAAGGGTAAGGATTCTATCAACTATGGTATAGACGTAATGCAGCGTCAGGAATATTTAGTAACGTCAGACAGCACTAATCTTATCAAAGAACTTAGGGCGTATTGTTGGGATACGGATAAGACAGGAGTAAGATTAAACAAGCCTATAGGTACAGATCACGCTATAGATGCTTTTAGGTATCACGAAATGGAAACTTTAGGACTAAATACAAGTTATGGAACATACGCCATCCGTTGAGGAAATGATAGCAGTTGTACAAGAGTACATAAAAGAACGCACAGGAAAGAACGTACGTATAGTCTTTGACGATATGTTTAATATAAGGAAGCACATGATAATGCTAAATGAAGCGTATAATCATGTTATGAACTACAGAAACACGAAATAAAAGTTAGAATATTATGAAGTTAGAATTGTTAATACCAACAAGTTTAGACGAAATACCATTAAGAGCCTACCAAGACTTCAGAAAGACGGTAGACGGTTCGAATGATGAGGTATTCATATCTGAAAAGATGGTTTCTCTATTCTGCGGTATAGAGCTAAAAGACATAGTTAAAATAAAAGCTACTGACTTAGCCGATATGGTTGAACACTTTAACCGCTTATTTGCAGCGAAAACTCCATTTAAACAACGCTTCAAAATAGGAGACATTGAATTTGGATTTGTTCCCAATTTGGAAACAATTTCATGGGGTGAGTATATAGATGCTGAGAAGTATCTGAGCAGTTGGGAAAATATGCATAAAGCTATGGCTGTACTTTACAGACCCATCACAAATACGAAAGGAGACAAGTATGAGATCATGGAATATGAAGGAACGGCTGAATTTTCCGAACTCATGAAGTTCACACCTGTAAGCATAGCTATGGGTGCGTCGGTTTTTTTTTGGACTTTAGGACTCGAATTATTGGAGGCTTTAGCGCACTATTTGGAGAAGGAGACGAAGAAGATGAGCAAAACGACTACAGCGAAACAGCACAATTTGCCAAACAGTGGGGATGGTATCAGTCAATCTATGCAGCAGCTAAAGGAAACATTCTTGAGTTCGATAGAGTCACAAAGCAGCCACTTGTTAAAATATTAACCTTCTTGACATTTGAGAAGCAAAAGACGGAAATAGAAATTAGACAGATTAAAAAACAGCAACAGAAATGGTAGGATTTTATAGCGTAACCGAAGTATTAAAAAACGAATTGATTTCAAGCCCGTTCGTAAACACGGTTACAGAAGGAAGTATATTTGAAGTAGACTTGAATAAGCAGACTATATTCCCTTTGTCACATATAATGGTAAATAACGTGACAGTTGATCAGACAGTACTTAGATTTAATATTAGCGTAATTGCTATGGATATAGTGGATATTTCTAAGAGTGAAACCACAGACGTATTCAGAGGGAATGACAATGAACAAGACGTATTAAATACTCAGTTAGCTGTACTTCAACGTTTGGCTGCTTCCATGTATAACGGTGCTTTGAGTGACTTAGGCTACGAGATTGAGACTTCGCCAAGTTGCGAACCATTTACAGAACGCTTTGAGAATTTATTAGCTGGTTGGACTATGACATTTGATTTGGTAGTGCCTAACGAAATGAGTATTTGCTAATGCAAAAAGACGAAGTACAAAAGGCTTTAGAACGCTTTAGAGACCATGTAGTAAACCAAGCTAAACGCAACCTTACACAGAAGGATAAAAACGTTTCTAAAAAGCTACATCAATCTATTAAGGGCGATGTTAAGGCTATGCCTAATTCTATCTCCATGTATTTTTCTATGGAGGAATACGGAGCGTACCAAGACCAAGGGGTGCGTGGTAAGAGATCAAATGCCAAAGCGCCTAATTCACCTTTTAAATTTGGTAGTGGCACGGGCAAAAAAGGCGGACTTACCGAAGCAATGGAGAAGTGGGTGCAAAGACGGAGGATTCAGTTTAAGAATGAAAACGGTAAATTTATGAGCTATAAATCTACTGCATGGTTAATGACTAAAAGTATATACTCAAAAGGAATTAAACCGAGTTTGTTTTTTACTAAGCCATTCGAAGCAGCATACAAAAACTTACCTGACGAGTTAATAGATAAATACGGATTAGAAGCCAGTAAACTATTTTTTGATATAATTAAACAGCCGAAATAATGCCTAATATATTTGCACGTTCACCTTTCATAGTAGAAATAAACGAAGCGTCACAGATTGAAACTAAGGTAGAGTTAAGAATTTGGAATGGCACAGGGTCAGCTCCTACAGCTCCAACTTATACCTTAAGCAAGTTGATACCTTCTACTACAAATAGACGAACCACCTATAATATATCACCTTACATCAAAGAGTTCTTATCACACGAGAATTTTCTAAATGTGTATAACGTATATAATACAGCGCTAACTACTACAGAATGGTGTAATGTTCAAGTAAAGAGATATAAGAAATTAACTTCTTCTTTTGTACTTATAGACACTACGACTTACAAAGCCTTTGACGGCTATGGATTGTATACTGAAGGCTATAATGAGGACTTAGGAGACTATCTATTAAAGCCAAAGACGTATTATTACTATTACGATCCTACGGCTACTTTGTCAACTCAACCATTAAGAAGGGCAGGTAGTGTTTCATGGGTTAATCCGGGTGGTTACAAAGTAAAACTAACTAACTATAGAACAGGTGCAAATTCAACAAGTCCAGCTATAAGTACGGCAGGTGTTTATATGAGTTTAAGAGTAGACACGGGTTATATGGCTGACGGCTGTATATTTCAGATTCTAAATGGTTCTAACGTTGTTCAGTACGAATCTACATTCTTACCAAAGACGGAATGCAAATACACTCCTATTTGCTGTGACTTTATAAATAGATATGGCGCATGGCAAAGAGAATTCTTCTTTAAGGCTTCTAAAAATTCTATTAACTTAGAAAACTCCGAATACAATCTATTACAGAATAATCTTGTTAACTATGATGTATTAGAAGGACAGCGTAAGATATTTAACACTAATTACCAAGAAACAATTACTGTAAATACTGATTGGGTAAAAGAAGACTTTAGCGACAACCTGAGAGAGTTAATGACAAGTGAAAGAATCTTGCTAGATAATAGGCCAGTTAAGCTAAACACTAAATCAATGGAGCTTCAGAAACAGATCAACACTAAAATGATCAACTATACTTTAGAATTCCAATACGCTACTGATATAATTAACAACGTGGTATAATGCGTAAAGTACAGATATACATAGAAGGACAACGCTTAGAATTATTTGACGACGAGACAATACAAGTAACCTCATCGGTTCAAAACGTTCAGGATATAGCTAAAGTATTTACTGATTTCTCACAGAGTTTTACCGTACCTGCTTCAGAGCGAAACAATATTATCTTTCAGCACTTCTACGAAAACGCGGTAGATACTACGTTAGATTACCAAGTAAGAAGAAGCGCTACAATAGAAATAGATTTAATACCGTTTAGAACTGGAAAGATTCAGCTTGAAAAGTCTAATCTAAAAAAAGGCAGGGTTCAGAGTTACACTGTAACTTTTTATGGTGATGTTAGAACGCTTCAGGATTACTTTGGAGAGGATAAGTTAAACACGTTGGATATGTCTCCTTATTCGCATTTATATACGGGAGCAGAGGTGCAAACACGGATAACTAGTTCTTCAAGTTATGATGTTAGATATCCTTTGATTAGTTCGGATAGGGTTTGGGTTTATGGTGGTGGTGGTCAACAAGACATCTCTCAGAATTCACACCATATTCATTATACTGAATTATTCCCTGCTGTAAGAATAGCTAGAGTATTTGATGCAATAGAAACGAAATACGGAATAGACTTTCAAGGATTGTTCTTATCTAACAAGCGTTTTACCAACTGCTATCTATGGTTAAAGAATAAAGATTCATTTGATTTTTACAGCGATAGAAAGCCTTTAGATATTACAGGTGGATATTCTCCGACTGGGGTAGGTTCGTTTGTAAACGTCGCGAACAATTCAATAGATATTGTATTTGACCCTACAGATCTATTAGGGATTTTAAGTTCATCAGGTTTCGATACAGCTATTAAAATATATATTAACGCTTATGGATATATAGGTGCTTTCCCATCTACAAATATAACGTACATAGACGTTTATGAAAATGGAAGTTTAATCTCTACTGTTGAAGCACCTGCTGGAGAAGTAGCTGAGTTTACATTGATAGTTCCTTATGATAATAGCACAGACAAGATATATACTTTTCAAGGTAGAACGACAGAGGATTTTACTGTTCAATATTGGGGTGATTTAACAGTATTGGTAAACGGCTCGGAAACAAATCCTTCTGGTGCTTTTTATGATTACAACCCAATATATATAGCGGACAATGTATTTGTTAAGAATATAGATCTGTCAAGCAATATGCCTGACATGAAGATAGCAGATTTTGTTTCGGGTGTATTTAAGCAGTTCAATTTAACGTGTGTGCCTACTAATCCTACTACGTTTAGAATAGAGCCGTTAGAAGATTGGTACGCACAAGGAAGGTTAGTAGATGTAACCAAACATATTGATATAGACAGCATAGATATTGAACGTGTCAA